TAAACGATGAGAATCAATATGTATATGTTGGCGGAACATCTAATGTTGTTATCAAAGGAAATGCTTACGTAAAGGTTGAAGGAAATAAAACCGAAGAGATTATGGGTAACCTAACTCATTTGGTCCACGGCGATCACATCATGTCGGTTGGTGGAGAATCAAGTATTAATGCAGCAACGACTGCAAATATTAGAGCGGCATCAGTAAAGATTCATGCAAACGCAAACGACTTAAGTATGATGGCCGAAGAAAATATGATTATGGAATCAAAAGATACCATGTCGAGAAAATCTGATATGATTTGGGATAAGGCTGCTATTAACTGGGCTGTTGATGGCGGTACAGGTTATATCAAAACACTCTTAGGCTTACATATGAAATCCGCAGGATTTACTAATATTGATTCTGGTGTAACACTTGATTTAAGTAGTCCATCAACTCGAATTTCAGGTACTGCTACAATGGACGTTAGTGGCGCAACAACACGTGTTGAAGGAACCGCGGATGTAAACATTAAAGGCGCAATTACAAGAGTTGGCGGTGGTGTTCAAACAAACATCAGAGGTAATGCTGTAAATATTGATGATTTTGTAAGCATGGCAAATGGATTAGCAATCTCACCTTCAGGAGCATTCAGTGCGGCGCCTGCCATTTATATTCCAACGGCTTTATTCCAACCTGGCGTAGATCAGGAAAGAGGTATACCTCAATTACCAGAACCTGTCGCATATTCAACGCCTCCTAATTTCCCGGATCGCCCTCCATTATATGAAGATGGTATAGGAGCAATTGACCATAGTGATGATGCACCGCCTGAAACAGAACTTCAATATTATGTGAGTGAAGGAGCATTTTCAACAGGCGAAAAATATTGGATGATTATTGATAGAAATACAGGAATAAGGGCTCAGCCTGAATCTGGTGTTAATACTTTATATCGTGATGAGGAAGGCGCGGAAAAAGTTGCACAACGCTTAAATGAAGGAGGTACTGGATTTTGAGTAAGAACGAATGCAATCCATGCGATATTGATAACAGTTCAAATATTGAAAGAAATATTACTACTGTTTCTGCGGCATCGCAATTGGTCCTCACAGATCAGAACGGTAGTTTTACAATTGATTCTATTCCATTTTTGGAGGAACAATACGCAGCAAGTCTTGTTGAAAATTTAGACACTAATTCGTATGAAGTTCTTATAAGAAGATATGGGAATACAGTTGTAAACGATTTGACTAATAATTTAAATACCTTTCTTCGTGGTCAATTTACGGAATCTTATCCAAAATTAAATGACCGTTTATTATTAGGTAAACCAATTACAGGTATTGAGTGCGCGCAATTCATGGAAGATTATTTGTATAATCCAACATCAATTGGACAAGCACAAAATTCTGACCGTCAAAAATTATTACGAAACCTAAATGATTTTTACAACGGTAGTTGGATTGATAGTATTATGGGTGGCTTTTGTGGCGCAATAGGAAGCATTTATGGCGTTGCTATGGCGTTGTTTGATATGATAGGTAAAATCGGCGATCTGATTAGTTCGGCGTTAGCGGCAATTAATAAATTAAAAAATCTAAAAGATCTCGCAAAGGCGGCATTTGAAAAGATTAAAGTTAAGGCATTGATTGAAGCAATTAAGAAAAAGATTGTTGACGCTATTAAAGAAAAATGGCGCACGGTTGTTGACGCGGTTGAAAACTTTTCACTTGATACTTTGATTTCCGATCTTGAAACCCGAGTAAAAGAAATTAGTGATTCGGTTAGACAAAAGATCAGAGCTGAAATTGATAGAGTTAAAGAAATTCTTAACGATGAAAATCGAGATACTTTTTTGAAAAAGGTAGAAGGATTAATTGACTATGCGGTTGAGCGTTTTGCCAACCCATCGCTTAAAGCTGTTGAACTTTTAGTATATCGTATGTGTGGATTTGCAGTTAGTGTTGAAGGTCTAATTGACGGAGTTAAAGAACGCCTTCAGCAAATCATGGATAACTTTAAAGATTCTGCGGAACAAACAAAAAAGGCATCGGCACAAGCAACGGCAGAAGCTGTTAAAGCTGGTGCAAATCGTGTTTCGGATGAAGCCCGTAAAGAAGGGATAAATAATATGGCGGAGCGTTGTAGGCAAGCTTCGCGCGATTCGTCAACTGAATCAGATAATAACGGTGGTCCGCCAACAGTTATTGAAACTGAGCCATTGACAAATCAAGAAATTGATGGTATACCTACGTGGGAACAATTATTAGCTGGGCCAGTAAATAACCTTTATATCAATCCTGGTTCAAACATTGCAACAAAAATGGGCAGAGATGCTTGGTCAGATCGGTACGTACCTATGCAGGCAAAAGTTAAATTAATGAGATTGGCAGAATCGTGGGGATCCACGTTAACAATCATTAGTGCATATCGTAGCCCAAAATATAACAAAAGCGTTGGGGGCAAATCAAAATCATTACATATGAAAGGTGTTGCGTTTGACGTAACATTTAGCGGTTCTGGTAGTTTACAGCGACAATTTGAATTTGTGGAAATGGCGAGAGAAGCAGGTTGGCACGCCGCAGGATTTTATCCTAATAAAGGATTTGTTCACGTTGACATAGGTGGCATTATTGCAGGATATGAAAGCAAAAGACCAAAAGGCGTGTTTGTAACTTGGCCACGATCAACTCGCAGCACATACGAAAGTTGGAGACGTAATAGATGACAGTTTCATTAGTCACAGCCAAAACTAAAAAGATTGAAATCTATTCAGATTTTAAAAAGGATTTAAGCGTAAGTCCTTTATCAAATGATTTGGCGTTATTTAAAAATGAAGATGCCGTTAAAGAATCATTAAAGAATCTTGTCTTAACCGATCGTGGCGAAAGATTAATGCAACCAAACCTTGGCGGTAATATTCGCGCAGCATTATTTGAAAATATGACTCCTGCCGGTTTAAAATTAATTGAAGAGCAAATAAGAACAACAATAGAAATATACGAGCCGCGTGCTGAAATTATAGACGTAATTGTAAATGGTAACTTAAATGATAACGCGATCAAAGTTACTGTAAAGTTTTTTGTTAAGAACCAAGAGCAACCGGTAGAATTAGACGTATTCTTAGAGAGGACGAGATAAATGGCTAAGCTGGCTATTACTGAATTAGATTTTGAGACGATAAAGAATCAGCTCAAAAACTATATGAAAACCCAAACAAAATTCAAAGACTACGACTTTGAAGGTTCAAACATGAATGTGCTGTTAGATGTGCTATCTTATAACACGTTCCAAAATAACTTCTATACAAATATGGCAATAAACGAAATGTTTATTGATTCTGCACTCTTACGTAATAGTGTTATTTCGCACGCAAAAGAATTAAATTATCTCCCTCGTTCTCGTCGTTCTGCCCGTGCAATTGTTAAAGTAAAAGTTGTAGATACGTCAATCACTAGTGGTCAAACAATTACAATTCCTCAGTACGCAGAGTTTGCCGCATCTTTTCAAGGTCAGAACTTTACCTTTGTTACAAATAAAGCTCACGTTCTTCGTAAGACAGGCGTAGGTACATTTGAATCCGAAAACATTACGTTATATGAAGGCCAAATGCTAACAAGTTTTGAACGTGAAGGATTCTTTGTTGACGATGACGGTATTCTTCGTGTTATTTTAACAAACGAAAATGCTGATACTGATTCTATTGAATGTTTTGTTGATGCAGAAGCGACCGAAGATAGAAACGTATTTGTTCGTAAAGACACAATCTTTGGTGTTGGTCCAACCGATAAAGTATTTTATGTTGAACCATATTACGATGGTCGTTATACTGTTTATTTTGGTAAAAACATTTTTGGATTGCAGCCAACCGAGATTGAAGACGTTCGAGTTAAGTATCGCATTACATCAGGCGCAGAAGCAAACGGCATTAATAAGTTTAGTATTTCTCTTACAACAACAGGGACGACAACGGTTACAACAATCGCACGAGCAACAGGTGGTGCTGACGAGGAATCGGTTGAAAGCATTCGCTTCAACGCGCCAAGAGCATTACAAATTCAAGAACGTGCAGTTACAGAAACAGATTATGAAAATCTTTTAAAACAAAAGTTTCCTGAAATTCTTTCAGTGTCAGCATACGGTGGTGATGAATTAGATCCGCCACAATTTGGTAAGGTTGCGATTTCGGTTTATCTTGGACAAGAAACAGAAATTTTATCGGCGTCGCTTGCAGCATCATACATTGATTATTTAAGAGAGAAATCTCCACTTGCTGTTGAACCGATCTTTATTGAATCTGAGTTCTTATATGCAAATATTGAAGTTGATGCTTATTATAGTGCAGCACAATCTACAAAAAGCCCTGCTCAATTAGAATCAATTATTAGACAAGTTATTCAGAAATATTCGGTTGATAATCTTGATGATTTTAATAAAACACTTCGAGTTTCAAACATTGCGTCGGCAATTGATATAAAGGATGTTGCGATTCTTTCAAACAGTGTTTGTGCATTCCCATATATTCCATACTCGCCAGCATCGGGTATTAAACTAAACCCAACATTTAAGTTTGGAGCAAAACTTGCTAAGCCATATCCATTTAGATCTGCAAATGGTTTTGAAGGATATAAACCAGCAATTAAATCTGGTACATTTACAAGTAACGCACAAGAAATCTTTTTACAAGATGACGGCTTAGGCAATCTTATGTCAGTTACAAGTAACCAGGCAAACCCACAGATTGTTAAACCAAAAGTTGGTACAGTAAATTACGAAACAGGCGAAGTTAAATTAACTGACTTTATTGTAGATTCTTATAAAGGTTCTGAAATTAAAATTATTGCAAGAACAAGTGCTGACGATATTAGAGCGCCTAAAGGCCGTATCTTTTATGTCCGCGACGACGATGTAACTGTTAAAATGATTGAGATCAAGTAATGCAAGTAGAAAAGCTCATAGCATTCAAAATCCGAGACCAATTTCCTGGACTCTATCGAGAGTATGGGCAGGAACTCGTTGATTTTGTAGAGGAATATTATAGATTCCTTGAAGAAGAAACAAATATGTCGCATTATAATTCTCGAAGATTATTCGAGTATCGAGACGTATCTACAACTCTTTCTGAGCTTATCTTACAATTCCATAAAATGTTTATGGCTGAACTGCCTTTATTGGAAGAATCTGATGTTCGTTTTGTTGTTAAAAACATTATGGATCTATACCGCCGTAAAGGTACACCTGGTGGTATTCTTTTATTCTTCCG